CAAACGGACCTATTGGTGGTTCAACTGTCACCCGTGCAGAACTGATTACAGCTATGGAGCAAATGAACTATGCTTCTGGTTACAACATCAAAGCCATTGATGACCTGTCCAGCACTGGTATTGTATCAATTGATGGTCTTGGTTCCGCTGCATCCCGGTCAATAGCCGGTGCAGATGGTTTAACAGTGTCAAACGCTACTGGGATCTCTGGTGACCCTACAATCTCTGTAGGAACCCCTGTAGACCTTCGCAAAGCAATTCATGACACTGAATCCAATGCTATCACGGTAGGAAAAGAGATAAGCTTTCTCTCCACCGGAACATCCTATGCAGTTCCAGCACCGGTAGTGGGATATATCCAGCACAAGAAAATCTTTAACACTACTGCAGCCATGATCACCTTAACTGGTGCTGTTTGGGCAGATCCAGCTATAACAACGGTCAGAATTGAGGAGGAAAACAGTGTTGACCTATGGAGTGATCTTGCGGGCAAATGGAGAGTGGCTCACCCTGCTTCCCATGAGCATTATGGGGATATCTATCTCTCATCATCTGCTGCAACTACAATTTCAGGCACTTCAACATGGTATGGAGATGGATCTTCTTATACTCTTGGAGCACATATTGACGGTTTTGCTTTAGAGGGAACAAATAAACTTAAATATACCGGCAAGACACCCGGCATCGCCTCTATAACTGCCACAGCAAGTTTGACAACTGGAACAGCTAATAAGTCAATTGGTTTCACCATTAACCACTACAAAGCAGCCACCACTACCACACACACTGAAACGGACTATCAGCTTATAGCTTTCCTTGACGCAACTGCTGACGTAGCAAGTCTCACGGTTACAGGGGTAGTTGAAATGGCTGAAGGGGATTATGTATATTCAGTGTTTGAGAATGTAACTAATACCGATAACATAACTAACTCCAGTGGATCGATTGTAGCCACATTAATTCCAACCATGACAACATAATTATATGGCATTTACATTTACAGTTACACCAGCTTACACATTCTCCACCAGTGAGAAGATTACTTATCCAAAGCTGAACCTGCTTGGGACACCTGTCATCTATTTGGATGGGCAAGCTGAGACATCTCAGATTGCGGACGGTGCTATAACCACTGCAAAGCTTGCTGACACCATAGACATCAATTCCAAGATTTCTACCCGCAGCATAGAGCTGGATAAGCTTGAAACAGGGACACACGGTCAAGTGCTGTATTACGATTCAACCGGTCTGCTAACAACTCTAAACCATGGCACAGATGGGTTATTCCTTCAGACAAAGGGTCCGGGAGCATCGCCAGAGTGGGCCGCTCAAGCTGGACTTAGTTCAGTCCCTATATCACTGATTACAACTGCTGGTGCTGACAAGTATATCTCTACTGACAGCTCAGGGACTATTCAATGGGAATCAAAGTCAGCGTTTCAGTCTGTAGCATATGTCTGGGACCAGAAAGCCTCTGGCACATCTGGGGGCAATTCAGATAGCACAGTTGATCAAACAAGAGAATTAAATACAACTGATGACCCTAGTGGCATTATCACATCCTTAGCCGCAAATCAGATGACACTTGAGGCAGGGGATTACAGGTTTGAAGCTGTTGTCCCGGGAGATGGGTGCAACAATTTTGTATCATGGCTATACAATGCTACTGCTGCTACAACATTGATTAACGGGACTTCATGCAGGTCTTATTCCGGTGACAGATTACCAGTAACATCCACCATCAAGGGAAACTTTACTTTGGCAGTTCAGAGCGTGGTGGATATCAGGTTCAGAAGTTCAAACACCGTCTCAGGAGGACTGGGACAGGCAGCAAGCATTTCTGGGCATGTTGAGATATTTACTGCAGCTACTATTTACAAGGATAATTGATGTATTTTGATCAGTCCATAAAGCCTGACTTTCTGCGGCTGACCAACAACAATGAGCCTGCTTGGGAATTTGTTGAACGGTTTGCAAACTGGGCTCATCAGGTAGATGACCTTATTGATGGGGATAAGCCGGTGTCTGATGCAGAACTCATAGAGATGCAACTAGGCTGGATGATGACCCTCTCGGCAAATCCTTTCTATCTTAAAAATCAAGCATTCCTGCTACCAATTATTATCATGTCATGTAACACGTGGTTAGATTCTAATAAGTGGGAAAAAAGTGTTCAACCAGTCAAGAGATGTCAATCCGATGTCTTAAAAAGTCAATATCATGAAGTAATCTTTGCTTGTGTCTACCTGTGTGGTGGATGGCAGGGTTTGAGAGAATTCACATCCCTTCACAGGGAATACCAAAAGGATAATTATGGGAATGTATAGCGCAGATGCTCCGAAAGCTAGAGATTACGGACAAGAAACCAGAGACACACTTGAAGCACAGATCGACCTTGCACCAGACCTGTATGCCGCTGAAGCTTCTGACAAATTCGGCAGAGGGGCGTATGCCCAACTGGACTTCCAGATACTTAAAGACATCATGCAGGGCAAAGACGGTCAACCCGGTATGCTTGAACTCTACGAAAAGGAGATCATGCCCGGTTTAGCCAAAGCTGATGTAGCAAGCAAACAGGTGAGCAGGGAAGGTGACATTGCTGCAGTTGAGGATCTGGGGCTCAGGGCTACTGAAGCTTTCAGGGCTGCTAATCCAGAGCAGGCAGCCTTGATGAAGGAACTCAACCGTCAGGCGCAAGCAGAGCTTCAAGCAGGGTCAGAACTACCACCAGAGATGGCTAGAGAACTTGAACAACAGATAAGATCATCTCAAGCAGCTAGGGGTATGGGATTTGGTATGAGCGATGTGGGGCAGGAGTCTCTTGTCAAGGGATTGCAAGCAGAGCAGCTAATGAGACGCAGGCAGGGCTTTGCTCAGTCTATGGTAGGTCTTAACGCCTCAACTGCTGCGGACCCGTTCATGGCGATCCTTGGGCGTTCTGGAGTGGGTGTGAACCAAGCTCAAGGAGTGGCGGGACAGGGTCAGTCATTTAACAGGGGCCAAGCTTTCAATCCTGAGTCAGCTTATGCAGGTGCGCTGCAGTCTCAAAACTATGACGCAAAGCTTCAAGCTAATATAGCATCTGCCAATAATGCGGCTGCAATGGGTGGGGCAGCATTGGGTGCAGCAGGTGCAGTTGGTGGAGGATGGGCCTCTACACTGGGTTAATGAAATTTAAGAACTAAGATTATGGCATTTTCACAAGACACATGGAGCGGGCAAGGACTTTCAATTGGCGGTGGTGGTCAGCGGGACAGATCCGGTGAACTGCTTGCCGCTGGAATAACATCTGCTGGCGAGAGTCTGGGCAGGGGTATAGCTGCTTACAAGGCTAAGAAATCTGAAGCAAAGGGTTTAAGAGTTAAGCTTGGTGGATGGGGTGAATCCTTTGACATGGAGGAAAAGGACTGGAAGAACAAGCTTGAAGATATGTCTCTTTCAGAACTGCAAGGAATGGGTGAGAGGATCACCATGAGGCAGGCAACCCAACTCCATGAAGCGAAACTTGCTGAACACCAGCAAAAGCTGGATAAGGCTGATCAGGAAGGCCGGTTCTATGCGGGTTTAGCTAAGGCGGGACAGACCGGGCAGGTAGCAAAGGATTACTCAGGGGAAGTGTCAGCAGCAGAAAGGGCTCTCATGTCGGCCAAGAAAGATGATATTTCCAACGGATTCAGGGGGGACATTACTTACAGTGCTCCACCCGCTGAAACATCCAGCATAGCTCCAGTTTATGAGGCAAACCCCTACATGTCCATGCCTGAACAAGCTTTCATTGATAACCCCAGAGAGATAAAGGAACAGGCAGCCGTGAACCCCAATGCATGGAGGAATCCATGGGGTAAGTCTGAAATGCCAGCAGGTGCTGCACCGTTCCAGTCTTGGAAGGAACGCAGAGGGGAAACACCCGAACAAGAGCAGGCTGAACCTCAGTTATTCAACCCGGCACCAGTTGAAGGTGCTGCAAGAGGTCCAGAAGCACTTCCCGGTCCTTCTGAAGCGGTTGTCACTGCTGAAAACGACTTAGCAACGCTTAAAGCCGAGGCAGCAAAGGGTGGAACTCGGGATGAAACTCCCCAAGAAGTCAATGAAAGGTTGGCTGGAGCTATTCCAAAGCTTATGGAAGAGAATCCAACCATGGCAAAAGAGGGTTATGACCTGCTGTATCCAAAGGCAGACAAGCTAACCATTCCCAACAGAATTGCCATTCTGAATTATGAGAGGGACATCCAAGCCAGCACAGTAGCAGGATTCGGTGTAGCTGGTAGCGCACAGATTGCAAAAGAGTTCAGAGAGGTTCTTACCGATGCCACCAAGGCTCAACAAGGTGTAACTCGATTGCTTGAGATTAATGATACGCCCGGTGCATGGGCAGACATGGATCTCCGTAAGGAAGCTCAGACCATTCAGGGGCTGCTTCAAGGTGCATTAAGGAGAGAAATTGTTGGACCCGGTGCCGTGACAGAAATGGAACAGAAACTCCTGAAATCCATCATTGCTGATCCATCAAAGTTCTGGAGTCTTAAAAGCCGGAACAGAAAATCTCTGGAAACCTTGCTAGAGAAGGTAACAGCCTCCATTGACATCAATGCTTCAAACATTCAGTGGAGCCAAAAGCCTGCAGCAGAGTCATGGCAAGGTCGCAAAACCTTTACGTATGGTTCTGATGGCAAGGGTATTATGAAGAAACAGTAAGTGTCAAGAATGTCAAACATGTCAGAGATGTCAGCAGTGTCAGCAGATGTCAGCAAATGTTGCACATACAGAGACAGAGACAGAGACAGAAGCAGAGACAAAAGCAGAAGCAAAAGCAAAGACAGAAGCAGAGACAAAAGCTTAGTACCGTTAAGACCTTTCTAAGAGATGCAAAAAATTTACCTTGAAGACTATGACGTAGACCTTGAGTTCCCTGATGATATGTCTGAGAAGCAGATCACTGGAATCATTGAAAGGGACTATCCAGAACCGGATGAAAAGCTGGTGCAAAGGTTTGAGAACCCAGAAACAGCCGCTTCATCTCTTTCAAGGGAGGATTTCTCTCGCTACATCAAGGCAAAGCCTGACACAGCTCTCTCGGATGTCCCGGGGATTGTTGCTGATGCTGCAATGATGACAGCAGGTAGGATTGCTTCTAACCTGCCTGAAGCTGTTAAGCAATATGCTAACGTCTTTGATATCGGAACCAGTGCCAGAACCTTCATGGAGGGCGCTGCAAGGGGAACCTATGATACTGAGACCATGGCAAAGATGGCTAACAACTATCTCAGGACCAAGTTGGAGGGTTATGGAGGGACTTCTCAGTCTGAGGAAGACGATCAATACAAGCGATTCCTTGGTTTAAAGGAAATGCAGAATGTCAGAGGTGCTATTGAGCGAGGTGACAAAGCTGCTTGGAATGAATATGCAGAATTTGCAGGCAGAGAAGAACTCAGCATTGATCCCTCAAAGGTAAATACTCAGGCTGCTGAGATGACTGGTGACATTGTTGATCCTTCACTGCTTGTCCCCGGCTCCAAGATTGGTCAAGTTGCTTCAAAGGGAATCACCAAAGCAATGTCAGCACCTGCCAGAGGTCTTGGCAGGGGTTTAACTGGTGCTGCTGAAATGGGCAGAGATGTCCAGAAATGGGGAATGGACAAGCTCTCCTCAGCGAAAGAGATTGCTGATGAAGCAACAGGTGGACTTAGTTCAGGGCTAGGCGGGGTTGGAGTTGGTGGTGCAGCGGTTGCAGGAGGACTACCAGTTGCCCTTCCAGCCGGTGGAGTCATTGGAGCTGCTGTAGCTTTACCTTCTGCCTTGGACGTTGCTGGTGGACTGTTAACCGGGTTTGGAGAAGCCATGGCACAATCTCCCACAAGACTAGGTGGACTTGGCAGGTTGGCTTTAAACAGACCGGATACGGTAGCTGGAAAGATTGCTGGAAAGGTCAAGTTCTTGGACACCCCGGCAGACTACGCTGGAAGGGCTGCAGCAGGTGCAGGAATCGGTGCGGGCATAGGTGCAGGGATAGGAGCGGTCACAGGAGGGCTTGAGGGCATGGCACAAGGCCTCGGAAGCGGCGGGGTGATGGGAATGACCGGAGGAGCATTTGGACGCACTGTAGAGGGTCTCACGGGCTCTCACAGGCGTAGGGCTCAGGACTCAGACTGGGATAGATGGGTTTCAAGCAAAAGCGCAGAGGATCGAGCAAGGCTAGAAGCTATGCCAAACAGGGAATCTCGGATGCTCAGAATGGATGCTGAAGAGATCCTGCTTGGAGCTGGTGCAACGGTTAGACACGTTGATCCAGACTTTGTGATCAATGAAAGAGGGGATAAGCTAGGTAAAGCTGCTGGATTCCAAGGTGTGGAAGGTGAAAAGCCTGTTGTTTACCTGAATACCAATGCGGATGCCGGGACAATGGGTCATGAGGTCTTCCATGCACTTGTCAGGCTTGACGGTTTTGACATGATGAATGCAAATATCAAGTCACAGATCAGCCGGTTACACGGTCCTGAGTCAATTAACAGCTTTATCAAGCAGTATGAATCCAAGTTGGATGCCAAGATCCCTACTTCCCCTGAGCAAGCATCTCGGATGGGTGGTTCAACTGAGGCAAAAGTGGATTACATCTTGGAGGAAATTGGTGCAGAATATTTCAGGAACCTACTTGAAGGTAAAAACAGTGACTACATCTTTAGAGGCAATTCCTTTGCTGAATCCATCAAGGGAGCAGTAGCCAGATTCACCAAGGGCAAGTTTGACAGGGTTTACGATACCTTTAAATCCGATTTCTTAGGAGAGATTAAGAAAACTCGGCAAATGGACCGGATGATGACTGACCTAATCAAGGCCCGCCGAAAAGCTGGTCGAGATGTAGAGATGTCAGTAGATGAACCGGTAAGAGTGCTTTCAGAACTGGATCTATCTGATGACGCAAAGTTCAGAGAGATGGAAGCAATGGGAGTGGCTAAGGTGGACAGCAAGGGAAGGCGTGTTGTCATGGGTCCAGCAGAGCAGAAGCGTGTTGGCAGGGAACGCACCCAAAAGATCACAAAGATCCTTGATAAGGCTCCTGATGAGGGCGGTGGAATGGTTAGGCAGCCTGATGGGACATACGTTGGCAGGAGGTTTTCAGCAGGGCAACTAGAAGCCTTGCTGAACTCCCCAGAGATCCCTGACACGGTTAAGAAAGCGTTGAAGGAGATTAACTCTATAGCGGGTGATGACCAGTATATGAACCTCACATATGCTGCAGCCTTGATGAAAAACAAGAAAGGTCAAAGCAGATATAAGAACCTGCCCATATCTAACAGGGATGGTATACTGTATGATATCATCATAAGTCCTTCTGCTGGGACCATAACAGGTCGCTTGCTGGATATGAGCATGACTGAATCCAGAGCAAGGAAGATTTACAATCAGAGCGCAGATATGCAGAGGGTCTTTGGGTCAGAAGATCAGATGTTCAAGGATCTACATGATTACATCAATGCTCTCACAAAGGGTGAAAAACGCACTGCAGAGGTTTTAGGTTCTCAGCGCAAGAGTGACTATCTGTCCAAGGTTCTAGCGGTTCGTAATGTCAAAGGAAACCCAGAGATCCCTGAAGTTAATTTAACTAGGGCAGCAAGGCGAAAATTTGAGTCAGAAAGTAATCACCCTTGGAGGTCATTCAGACTTGATCGAATAGTAGCAATGAAACAGAAGGAAGGCAGACCCATCCTATCCTTCTCTGAAAGTGCTTATCAAAGAGGCGTAGAGCATTTCTCTCCTGAACCAGTCCTGCCCATTGACCAGCAACCTGAGAACCTTCCGATTCAGGGCAGACTGTCCAAAGAACAGGAAACCAGAATCAATGAACTGAAGGATTACTATGATCGGCAGACACCTGAAAGGATGAAAATCCTTAAAGCTGATGCAATCGATTCCATGACGGGTAGGCTGGTTAATCTTGGTATCCCGGTAAGGGACGCTAAGAAGATGGCAGCAGACACTTTTAACCAAGCTTTAAAAGGCACCAAGGGAGCATCACAGGTCATCTCAGGTATGGGAATCTCAGACTTGGCAAGAATGGGTGGAACAGGAAGACCGAAGGTAGCGACTCGCAGCAATGTGAATCCCAATTGGTTGACATCAGCATTTGAATCATTTGAAAACGATTTTGATCTAGCAATGATGAAGGCACAGCAGGTAGGTGGTGCTGAGAGCAAAGTGCGTCAAGTTACGGCTGATCAAGGGCAGGCATTTGTGACCGGTGAAAGGCTTGCTGATACCAAGGCATTTGGTTCAAGCCTAAGAGATGATCCAGCATCTCCACCGAGGGTTTATTCATCAGTGGTAGAGGGACAGAAATATGGTAGCCAAGGGAACTACAATGTGTTTTTCGAGTGGGACCAGAAGAAAACCCCGATGGTGGTAACATCCCATCATCATTACGGTGTAGCAAACGGTATTACAGATATTCACAAGTCAGCTAATGTCGGGGATAAAAATGCTCGATCATTTGGTGACATTGACGCTGAGAAATACGATACCCTTCCAAGTGGTAAAAAGGTTCTTAACACTCACCTACTAGTGGGTAACAAGGGAGCAACGACAGCTCGCGCTCATCAGTTGATGGTAGCAACTCCTAAGAACGGTTTAGAGCTTGTTGGGAAAGCTTTCAGAAGTGGTGGCAGTGCTTCAGCGGCAACTGCTCTGAGAAAGGTAATGACCAATGAATTAATAGGTAAACCATCCCAAGGGAAAACTGCATCATTTACCTCAGATGAAGGCATCCCACCAGTGGTAGCAATTCAGCGAAACAGAACAGAAGCTTACGTTCTTAATCCTGATTTGAGTAATGTCAAAAAAGTTACCATTGTCTCAAACAAGCCAAATGAGGTCAGGCAACTTCGGAACAATATTGAAAAAGCATTCAAGAACAATTCATCCAGAGTTCCAAAAATAAATGTGGTGTCAAAGGATTCCGGACCCAGTGGAAACAAGGGTAGGAAGGCAATCACTGATGAGTTCTTTAAACAGACCGGTCAGGTAAGATTTGCACCGGGTAAAGGAAGAAGTGAGGCTGATCAGGAATATCTAAGAGCGGTGAAGGGAAAGGAAGAGGGGCGAATCCAAGAGATAGTAAATCAAGCCGCCGCTAAGGCAGGGATAAACTTAGAGATACCGCTATTCCACAGGACATGGGCAGATTTCACGGCATTCAAGCATGGTGATAACGTCGAGTCTTGGAAAACAGGGGAGGACACAAGAACTGTTACAGGGGAGTCAGGCAAGGCGTTTTTCTTTGGCACTGAGCCGACCAGAAAAGCAACGCCCGCAGAACACAGTAAGATTCCCGGCAAAAAAGAGAAAATCCTCCCCTTTTACGGAAAGCATAATTCACCGCTAGTAATTGATGTGGACACCAAGGACTGGGCAATGGATGTGATTGGTGAAGGGATGACTGAGTTCCCTTACCTTATAACCGATGAAGCTGTAAAGAACATGAAGGATTCCGGTTATGATTCTGTTCACTTGTATTATGGTGACAGAACTGCTGCTGACGGAAAGCCCAACGAAGTCCTCCTGCTGGAACCTAATCAAATCAAGTCTGCTGAACCTATCACACGCAACGATGATGGCAGTATCATTCCACCGTCAGAGAGATTCAGTGATTCCACCAAGGACTTCCGCTTTTCTCCTCAACGAGAACTGAACAAGAGAGGTGGAGCCATCTACACCACTGAACAAGGTCACAGAGCAATTCAGACATCTTCTAGGGCAGGTGTGAGAGTCTATGACAAAAAAGGTAAGAAGGTGGGTGGAGTCTTCAAGTCTGTAGTTGCTGCAGAGAGGTATCTGAATAAAGTGTCTGAATGAGCGACCCAGTAAATCATCCAACCCATTACACAAAGCACCCAAGCGGTGTGGAATGTATTGAGATAACTGAACACCTAAACTTCTGCCTCGGTAATGCAGTCAAATACCTGTGGAGAGCAGGTCTGAAAGGGGATAGTGTGGAAGACTTAGAAAAGGCAGTTTGGTATATCAAAAGGGAAATTGCTTTAAGAGGGTAATAAAAAGCAGCCAAGAGGTGTATCAAGTCTCTTGGCTGCTAACATGTGTAAGGGTGTCGTTCCTCTTAAACCTAATTGCATCCCTGCAATAAGTCTAACACTTTTATCCAAATAACCCCGCTGACATCGTGCCAACAGGTTGGACAAGTGAGATCATATCTAAATATCCTTACCGGTCAACAAAAACTTTGACCTTTGTTTAATTTCCTCCAAAGCCTCCAGCGGACTGAGCCCAAACCCAAGAGTTTTGTCACATAAACTTCTATCACACCACCAATCCTCGAAATACATATCACCTGATCCATGAGGTAGAATGTCAATAAACATGGGAACATATCCCGCAGCAGATAGAGCACGGTGCTGGAAGTGCTGACATCTTCCACCATGCAGATACTTATCATGTTCAACGGTGGCAAACAGGAACTTAATACCGTTCCCAATCACTACATTAACTGCCTCTGTGGTTGAACCGTCTATATCAAGTGAAGCATAATCAAACCGCTGCCCAGTCATATCAGAACCCGCCAGTATTTCCAGTGCGTCACCCTGTATGAACTTTGCTTTCCTGTTTGAATAGTCAAACCTCACTGCATCGATACAGACACCATCCCATCCCATCTTCTCAAGCAGGAGGGAATTGGAGTCAACCTTCGGATCCCTTGAGCCAATGTCAAGAAACCGTCCACACCCGTCAAACAGTTCTGAGACTGCTAAGTCCTGTTGACACTGACTGAATGATTGAGCTGTAATATCACCTTTCAACATGTTCACTTAGGGGTTATAACAAAGGCACCAGTGCCGGTAGCAATGACCTTTACGTCATGAGTCGCTGACAGTGTATCCAAGTGGGTTTCAATGGATCCTAAGGAATGCCTACACATCTCTATTGGACAACGATCATTTACAGGGTGACCAAGCAGCCCTCCTCTGAAGAGAAATGCGTCATCGATTATAATTACATCATTTCTGTAAGGACCGGTGAGGATGGCATCTAGCTCTTTACTTAACGGTATGAACTCTTCCTTGAAATCTGCATAGGATGTTTCCCAAGCAATCAAGCCAGTGTCAACACCGGGAAAGTGGGCGTCCAAATACCACAAAGTTCTGCCAGTGTATTCAAACCCAGCATTTCTAGACCATTGAACCATGGATATAGCTTCATGAGACTTGGCTTGAATGATTTTGGCCTTGTTTCCGAAACGGTTCTTAGCAAGCTTAACAGTTGTCATCATCAGGTCACAACTGGTTACATTCTTAAATCCGCTTTCCAAAGCGTAAGCAACGCCGCCACCCTCACCAGTTCCAGTTTCAAAGAACTCAGTAAGTTCAAACTTATCCTTAATTCCCGCTACATCATGTTCATTTAATTCTGCCATAATCTTATTCCGTAATGTTTATATTCTTAGCAGGGATTCCAACGTAAACCCCTTTTTCAACTGACTTACTAACCACTGCCCCTGCCCCAATCATTGCCCCGGCACCAACATCTACATCCGGTAAAACGATTGCACCGGCACCAAGGCTTGCGCCATCTCTAATCCAGACCTTGCCACATATCCAGTCATCCTCTGACTTGATAGTTCCATCCTCATTAATTGCTTTTGGATGCTTATCATTTGTGATGATAACTCTCGGACCAATAAACACCCCATCAAAAACCTCTGCACCATGGTAAACGCATGAGTAATTCTGGACCTTACAGTTCTTACCGATGCTGACACCTTTATCAATAAAGACTCCACGGCCAATAACAGTATTAGCCCCGATGGTTGCTCCTTTACGGATGTGTGCATAGTGCCAGACCTGAGCAGTCTCATGAACGGTTGCTCCCTCTTCAATTTCAGCAGTTGGATGTATCATTATAGTATATTTGATAAAAATTTCTTAACAGCATCAGCCTCTTCCTCATAGTTTACAACCTCCAGAAACCGCTTCCTAGCGAGGTTGCCATGCTTCTGACCTGTATCTGGGTCCATCCATTTCACAATGGTCTTAGAAACGTCCTCAATGCTTCCTGCATCAATGTCAATACAGGTCACACCCGGCTCAAACAGTTTGAGAGAGCATTCGCCCAGTGATCG